CGGCCCGCAGCTGCCTGAACAGGTCGTGGACCTTGGCGTCGCGCTGCAACTTCAGCATCGAGGCTGTGGTCAGCAGCCGGTTGATCTCGTCGTTGAAGAATTCATTTGTCTCGTCGATCTGGTGGGCGATGGCCGCAGCCTCGCCCACCAGACGAACCGGAACGTGATCATGATTCATAGCTTTCTCCCTTCCCGCCCTATATTATCTCCCCACGGCGCGGGCCGTTAGTGCTAATTCCTGTCAGAAGGGCGTATCGTCGTGGGCCTCGGGCACGTCCCACTCGCTGGTTCCCTCATAGTTATTGTCCCAGAAGTCCCGACAGACCTCCAGGCTCGGGAGCTCATAGAAGTATTGTCGAGTGCTCGTCTGGTGCTCGCTTCCGTCGCCCATGATCTGTGTCACGCTCGTCCACCTCTGGACTGACTTGGGATAGGGGGCGGGCATCATGCGGGCGAGGAACTTGCCCAAGGCGACCCGACTGAGAGGCTTGTACAGCCTCATCTTCTGGGCGTATTCCAGATAGTCCTCGTGCAACGCCTCCTTCAGCACCTCCCGTGGCCAGCCACCGCCCCGGACGGCGTTCAGGAGGTTACCGGTGGACAGCTTCTCGTGCCACCAGTCCTCCTCGGGGCTGAGGCTCAGCAGCTTCTGCTCGCTCAGAGCGGCCGTGCGCGGGAAGGCGCGCACCTCGAAGTTGGACAGATCGCGGCGCATGAGCAGGTGGAGCAGAGCCTCATAACCGCCGTTCTCCATCTGGTCGCGGATCGCGCGGAAGTAGGCGTTGTTCTGCTTTGCGCCGTCGCCCACGTCCAGGACGAAGAAACGGCGCTCGTCACCGCCGGCCGGGACAACCCACTGGCTGTTCGACGCGAGGATGATGTGGAGGAAGTTGGGCGCCGTCTCGGCGTCCACGCCCTTGCCCTCGACGATGAGGGTGTCCTCGGTGACCAGCGTTTTCAGGATGCTCTCGTGCTGCTTGTCGCCGGCATAGAACGCCTCGTCACCGAACAGGATCACGCAGTCACGCAGGTGAGCGTTGAAGGCGCCGACGAGATGCTTTGAGTTGCTCACCTGCAGGAAGTGGCGGCCCCACAGGTGGCCGAAGGTCCGAACGAACATCGACTTGCCGGTGCCCATCCGGCCGCGCAACACCACGGCAACCTCGCCCGGCCGATCCGGGAACTGGACCGCGCGCGCCATCCAGTTCAGCAGGTACTCATAGTGCTCCTCGTTGCCTGAGCAGATATTGTCGTGGATGTGCTTCAGGTAGAGCGAGCAATCGCCCGGCCGCGCGTCGCAGGCGAAGCCGCGCCACAGGTTGTAGGCATCCGGCGCCTCGCGGCGCGGGGCGAACACAATTGTACGGTACTGTCGCCGCGCGGGCTGGGACAGCCACCACTTCCCAAGCGGCATCTTGATCGGCTTGCCGTCCTTGTCCTTTCCCACCTCCACCTGGATGTGCATGTAGCGGTTGCGGAAGTCCTCGAATGACTGCCGCGTGATGCGCGGCCGGTTGAGCATGGTGTCCTCAACCTCGCTGATGACCCGACACTTGCCGCCGATGTCCTCGATGACGGCGTGCTTGTCGTTCAGCTTCGCGAGCCACGGGTTGATCGCGTCTTCGCGCGCCCGGCGGATCGTGTAAGCCACGTACTCCTCGGGCCGGGGCTTATCGAGCACGGACGCTGAGATGCCGAAGTCTGGATCAAGCAGCACCATCGCGATTGTGTCGTCATCGCAGCCGGCGCGGACCAGCGAGCATACCACCGCCCAAAGGGCCTCGGAGCGCGAGGGATACTTTGTGGGGTCGTCAGGGTCGTCGCCCTGGACGATGAGCATCTTGGTGCGCTGCGGCACGGTATCGGGAAGGTCGTCCACCGACTTGAGGCGACCCAGGTTGCCGCTGATCTTGACGGGGCTCACACCGGAGCCCATGCTGCCGGGCATCTGGACGCGAGGCGCCGGGGTGAAGCGGCTCAGGTCATACACCCGGTCAGGGTGGTGCTCGACGACACGGGCGAGCGCGGCGCTGCGGCCCTTCCTGCGCTTGCGCTCGTCGGGCACGTTAACCGTCCCGGGGAGCCGCATGATGCGGTCGATGTTGTGGCACTTGTCGGCCTGGAGGGCCACCGCGATCTGCTGGTTGTACGCCTCCAGCTCAATCCAGCGCGCCTCGTTGCCTCGGACGGTCTGGGCCTCGGCCAGCGTCCAGAAGCCCTGGAAGCCGCCGCCACTGTCCACGATCCAGGTGGGCGGCGGATCATAGCTGCGCAGCAGGCGCAGCGCCCGCTCACGCTCCAGGTCCAGGTCCTCGCCGGCCCGAGGGTCCACGTCAACGTGGAGGCACACCATCTCGGCAATATCGGTCTTCTTGGCCTTGCTGGACAAGGGCTTGAAGACCTTGTTGACTGTGAAGTAGATGTTCTCAACACCGTTGCGCGCGTCGATCCACTCCCGCGCCTGATCCTCGCAGGACGGATCGAAGGTTGCAGTAACCGTGCCGCCCTGGTCCGGCTTGATCGCGGTGAGCACCCACGGGCCCTGGGGGGCCCACGCGCGCAGGAACTCGATAGCCTTGTCAGTCTCTCCCCTCACCTCAGTCTCTCCCCATCTTGCGGAGCTGGCTCAACCGCAACTGTTGGTCGGGCGGCAGCTTGGCTGCGTCTCCGCTCAGCCAGGCAACTAGCCAGTCCTCAGCAATATTGTTCGTCCACAGCGCGGCGATCTCGCATAGCGTCGCGCGCGGCACGAAGCCGACGCGCTGCCATGCGGTGAAGCCGTCGAACAGAAGCCACTCCCGTCGGACGCGCAGCAGGAGCCACGCGCTGTAATTCGCCCGCCACCTCCGCATCAGCCAGAGCCTCTGGTGTGGGGTGAAGTGCGGGATGCGCACGGGCGTCCCCGGCCGGCTCGGCCAGTCCGGGAGCGCCTTGAGCTCAATCCAGCCCGTCGTGATGTTCACGTCGGGCGTGCCGGCCATGGCGTCATTCTCCACCCTCACCGGGTCCATCCCCGCCCTGACCAGGATCGGTCGCAGGGTGTCCCACATTTGACTCTCGCTCATGGCTCCAGTCCTCGTCAATCAGGTCAACCTGGATGCGCCACCAGTTGCGCATGTACGATGCTGCCCGCAGCGCCTCGTCTCGCCAGCGCTCCTTTGACGGCGGCGGCAGCACCGCCACCACGCGCCGGATGCCCGCGAAGGCGATGTGCTTGGCGCACTCCATGCAGGGCGCCATGGACGAGTAGAGTGTGGCGCCCCGGGCCAGATGGCCGGCCCGAAGGAGCGCCGCCATCTCGGCGTGGACGACAGCCTTGTACTTCTCCTCGCGGTCGTTCCAGACGCCCAGAGGCGTGTTGGGCGGCAGGTCGTTGCACTCGGTGATCGTGACCGGCCCCCGCGACATCTGTACGGGGAGCGCCACGCCGACACGGGTGGACGGGTCCTGCGACCGCGAGGCTGCGTCAAAGGCAAGGCGGAGGGAGGCCAGATCATCCGCCGTGATCTTCGGCGTCCGGGGCGGCCGGCCCTTACCCCCATATCTTGGATCCACCGCCTTCCTCGGCTTTCCAACCATTGACCCGGTCCTCCTTTCAGCCCGCTCTCAAACTCTCGGCCACCGTTGTGCCACAACTTGACCGCGCTCGTCGATGTCCTCAATCGCGATCTGGGCGTCGTATATCATGTTCTTGATGGCAGTCCAGACATCGACATCGTCGGGAGCCGCCCCGGCCTCGGCCCGTATCTTACGGACCTGCATCGCCACACGGAAGCGCTCGACGCTGTCCAATAGGATGGCCAGCTGGCGATCATCCAACCTCATTGCTCTTGTCCTCCCGCACGTCCCTCCGCCTTGGCTTTGGCCGCAGCGATGCGCGCCTGATAGATTTCGAGTTCGGCGCAGGCCCATTTCGGGTCGCCCCCATTGCGAAGCCAGGTAATGACGGCCGACAAGTCGGGCAGAGCCTCGTACATGTCTGGCGCAGCGGCGCGGAGATGGATCGACGCCATCTGACGCTCAATCGCCTCGACAACCCGCGCCCGTTCATCGGCCGGGAAACCGACAGCAGCCTTGCATTCAGCAAGGGTGTTCTGACGAGACGAATGAGCGCATCGCCGCGCGGACCACTCAAGGGAGCCATCCGGGGCGCGGACCACAATGTCGAAGGGCCATTTATCTTCTTCGACAACGACCCAGGGTCCGAAGGCGAACGTTGGCTTACTCATGACACCCTCCATCGTATAGATCACATTGTCGAGGCGGCTGCGCATGAGCCGCGTCAGCCGCCTCGCGAGCACCTCCCACGCGTCCGTCATTTGGCCTCTCCCCAGCTTACGCCCACCTCCACGTCCACCTTGGACGGCAGCTCCATCCGGACACACTCGCACATGATCCGGGCCATCCGCTCGGCCTCGGCCCGGTCAGCGACCGTCCCGTTGATCTCGTCGTGGACCTGCAGCTGCAGGTAGTGACCGGCAGCGTCCAGCTCAACCATCGCCTGCTTGGTCTGGTCGGCGCTGGAGCCCTGGATGAGACGGTTGAGCGCCTTGTGGGTCCAGTCATAGGTCCCATCGGGGAGCTGTGGGAAGCGACACCGGCGCCCCGAGTAGGTCGTGATGAAGCCGACGGCCCGGGCCCGTTTCTCGGCGGCCTTGGCCATTTCAGAGGCGAATGGCACCTTCTGGTCAAACTTGTTGATCAGGGCCTGTCCCTCGGGCCCGGCGGCCTCGAACACCCGCGCCCCCTCCCGGATCGCCTGCTGGGCAATCGGGTCCGTGGTCGGCACCACGCCGCGCCCCTTGATGTACACGGCCAGCATCGTCGGCAGACCAAGCTTCTGGCACAGCTTTGGGCCGCCCATGCCGTAGATCTTCCCCAGGAACAGTTCCTTGGCGTCCTTGCGCTTGATGCCGGCCATGTCGGCCATCATCTGGTGGTTGTCGGTGGACGGGTCGTCCCGGTACTTGGCTGCCGCCTCCAACGCTGCCTTGAAGGCGCGCTCGCTGATCAGCCGGTGCCGCCCGGCGACGACGGCCCAGTGCACGAGCCAGCGAGGCTCCTGCTGGCTGTAGTCGTCGGAGCACCACAGCCCGCCCTCCTCCGGCAGGTAGATGGACCTCCACATCGGCCCGATCTCCTCGTCACGGGCCGGCTGCTGCTGCATGTTCGGGTTGGACGAGCTCAGGCGGCCGTAGGCGGCGCCCTCGGTGTCGTCCTCGCCCTCCTTCTGGTGCCGGAGCTGGTTGAGCGTGCAGTGGATCCGCCCGTTGGTCAGGTGCTCCCGGATGGAGTTGACGAACGTGGTGCGCAGCTGGCTCATCTTCCGGGCTCGCCGCAGGTGGGCAGCGACGGGGTGATCAATTGACTCCAGGAACTCCTTGGTGATAGACGGCCCCTCCTTCGTTGTGCGCGGGCACTTCACCCCGATGGCGTTGAGCGCCGGCTCAACGATGAGCGGTTTGAAGGTATCCCCGACCTTGATGTGCACCCCGGTGTCCCGGGCCACCTCGGCCAGCGCGATCTCCTCCTGCTGGATCGCCCAGCGCTCTATCTGGCTCAGCCGATCCTGGTCAACCCGGATGCCGCGCCGACGCATACGCACGAGGACGGGCAGCAGCCGGCTCTCC